AACAGGCGGTGGATCTGGGACGGATTCTGCAGGACATCCACACGGTGGTGGTCAACGATCAACACCCTTGCGAAATCGTCCTGCAGGTACCACAGCCGCCGGAGCCACCGCTGGTAGTCGATGCTGACAGCACCCGCCTGGAACAGATCATCTGGAACCTGGTGAACAATGCCCTGAAGTTCACCCCCAAGGATGGCCGCATTGAGCTGATCGCCCGGCGCGTCGAGGATGTGGCGCAACTGGACGTCATCGACAGCGGTATTGGCCTTGAACAGGACAACCTGCACAAGGTCTTCGACCTGTTCAGCCAGGCGGAAAACCAGCACGCCACCCATCAACGCGAAGGCCTGGGCATTGGCCTATCACTGGTGCGGCAACTGGTGGAAGCCCACGGTGGCTCAGTGGATGTGCGCTCCGAAGGCATTGGCTGCGGTTGCACTTTCTCCATCCGCCTGCCGCTGTGCCATCCCCACCAGCATACGGCGGATCAATCACAAGCATCCGGTGAATCGGGGCGACTGCTTGGCCAGAAAGTGCTGTTGGTGGATGACTCCCAAGACGTAATGGAAGTGCTGCAAATGCTGTTGGAGATGGAGGATGCTCATGTGGAATCCTTCAGCGACCCACTACTGGCCCTGAAAGCCGCAAAAGAGGGCAGCTACGACGTGATCATTTCCGACATCGGCATGCCTGTCATGGATGGCCACGCGCTTATTCAGGCCATTCGCCAGATTGCCCATCACAAATACACGCCGGCCATTGCCCTCACGGGTTACGCCAGCAGCAGTGACCAGCAAAAAACCAGACAATCGGGCTTCAATTACCACGTGAGCAAGCCGGTTGCCCATGATGACTTCATCGACATCATTGATGAGGCTTGCAAAACTCGTCCGTATTAACGCTGCGTGACCAACATTATTCTTAGGTTGGTAATCGCTATGCCCGTAGGACAGCTTTGGGTCGATTGCAGTCCTTCGTATAGGTAGACGCGACATTTAATTATGACGTCAACACGGAGTTGGGCGGGGAGTCGGCCTTTGAAACCATGGGCCGAACCCCAAAAATTCCCCACATTGCTCCGCCCTACCCCGAAAAATTTGCCCAAGAATTGGCCCAAACATCTCTGGCGTTCTGGCACCCCAAAACCACTTCCCGTCACCTCACCCTCGCGGAAATATCGCGCCTCGATTACTGTATATATAAACAGTATTCGCAAGGCCTGCCATGGACCCGTACGAAATCGAAGACACCAGCGACTGGCTTGGTAGTCCGACCCGACTCGAAACCGTCAAGCATTACGCAAGCATGCTCGAGGAGGATATCCAGAACCTGAGGCGTCAGCTGCAGGCGTCGAAGGACAACATTGCCAGTCTGGTGGAAATGAACGATCAGCTGTCGGCGGACCTGACGAAGGCTCGCGCCTGGCTGGCAAACCGAGAAGCTGACACCACGTTACAGCTGAGCGAGATTCAACGCCTCACCTTCATCAATGATCAGCTTGAAAAGCAGGTTCGAGCCTTGTCATCAAAAGGCACAGGCGCAGGATGATCCTTCAGGGCACATCCTTATAGAAGACGTGATGCCCAAGCCTTAGCGTCTCCTTGGCACCCTTAACCCACGCCGGCGCTTTCGGCATGGTGGTGGCGTAGTAGTGCGTGGCGCCGCCGGTAGGGTCCAGTACCTTTCCGGCCATCACCTGGTCAGCGGCGATTTGCGCCCGAGCAAACTCGCGGAACGGAATCTGCTTGGCGTCACTCAGGTAAGCGAAGTTCGGATCGTTCTTGTTCCAGCAGCTGAACTGGTACTTGGCCTGGCATACGCCAGCATACCCCTCGCCCCACCATGACTTGGCCTTACCGTCGTTCACGCGGTTGCGGATCGTCCAGGCCACAGCGATTTGGCCGTCCAGGCTTTCGCCGCGAGCCTCACCCCAGAGTGTGCGAGCGAGGATGTCGCGATCTTTCTCGGTTACGGTCATTACTTTCTCCAGGCGAAAAAAGCCCGCACAGGGACGGGCCATCAAATTCCGGGCATAAAAAAACCGCTCAAGGCGGCCTGGGTGGCAGGTGTCAGTTTTAGACGGCGATACCAAGGCGAGCCATCCGCTTGCGCATTGTGGCGGCAATCAGATTGATCTCATCGTCCGTAAGGTATTTCGAATAGATGGCCACCGCAGAGATATCAGACGCGCCAGCGAAGTCAGTGCTAGTGCCACTGCCGACGCGGAACATCGTGTTTGATAGACCTCGCGTCAGGCTGTTCGATGACTCGGCCGAGACGTGCGCGGTCAGGTCATAGACTTTCGTTGGTACGCCAGTCTTGGTACGCACGGCCCTGATCGCCCAGGCCGTTGGCAGCATACCGGTCGTCTCTGCCGCGTCGTTGATGATGCCGCCCGCTGAGTTATCGCGACCAGCACCGCCGGTTACTTTGGTGGAAGTCCGAAGGTAAATGTTCGTCCCCGACGCCCCGCCGGTCAATCCGGGTGTAGCGGACGTACCGGTGAAGTTACCCACGAGCATCGATGCGTCACCGCTGCCGGTTGGCGCGTTGACCGATTTGCCCACGACGATCAACGTCTGCTCATCGCTCTCGGCAATGGGCGTTTGCAGGAAATTGAAGCGCCCCTGGAATCGACCATGGGTTGCATACGCCGTAGGTGAGCCGATCACGGCGGCGTCGGCCTTGCCGATTGCTCGATTCAACGCGAATCGCGAAACGTCGGTATCGAAAGTGAACCAGCCCTCAAGGCCGCGGGTCACCGGGGGTACGACCTTGGAGTTCCATGGCGCCTGGGTGTTGTTGGAAATCAGCAAAATGCCCATTTGATAATCCTTTTCGTATCAGATGATGTTGAGTTTTTGTGCCGCGATATACGGCGTAAGGGCACGATAGAAGCCCACCCGAGACGCGCCGCTTGGGTGAATCGGGTCAAACCAGTCGCCGACCGCAAACCCATCGGCACCGGGAGTAGCCGTTGGCCCCGGATACCCGCCATCGGGGTCCGTCATTGCCCAAGCCGGGGCGACAGTGACCCTCGAGCCGATGCTCACGGCCGCTGCTCGCATGGCATTGATCGCTTGGCTGTAGTGCGAACTCCATAAAGCATCGCGGGCTCCGCGGGCCGTGCCAGGGATGCTTCGCAGGATCTTCGCCGAAGGCCACGCAGCAAGGATCTGGGCGTGCATCAGCAGATCGTCGGCATACACGGCGGCATACACGCTGTCGGCGGTTTCCCATTTAATGTCGTTGGTGCCCAACAGGTTGATCACCACGTCCGGCGCGGCAAGGCCGAACCGGCTGGCATAAAACGCACAGTCAAACACCTGGCCGTTGCGCGTGATGGATGGGCTGTCGCCGCCCGTCGCCGGACGCAGGAAAGGGTTGTACGTGGCCTTCACGGATTTGGTCATGGACATGTATGCGGCCTCATCCCCTGGCGCAACCAACTGGGCTCGGTCGATAACGCGGAAGGTGTAGTCGCTGGCCTTCCACCCCGACCGGGGCTCTCCCAGTGGGCCGGAGGCGTTATTGGTGCTCTCGGTTGCCGAGCCGTTGAGGGTGCCAATGAAGGTTGGCAAAAAGCCCAGCACCTCTAGCTGCTGCTTGATTAAGTAGGCACCCTGAAAGTTCGAGATGCTGTCGCCGAGCAGCAGCACCTTGATCGGCGCAGTCCCGTCCTGCACCGGCACGTTGCGGAAATCCACGGTGGCCGCTCGGCGATTGCCGGAAAGAGATTCCTGGCGCAGGTTGATAACACCCTGTGCGCCCATGCGAAGGGCGTTTAGCTTTAGGGCCGGACCGCTCTGCACTTCGGAAGTGGTCGTGCTGGCGAGCGTTGTTTTAGTCAACCCGACCAGTTCACGACGGTGGAGCAAGCTCTCACTGTATAGGGTGACTTCATTATCGCCAGATGTGACAACCAGCGGCGAAAACAGCACCCCCGCTGCCAACGGGTCTGGTGTCGCAGTGATTGTGCCGGGGGATCCAAGATCGCTAAAAACATGGCCGTCAACATCAGCGACAAAGATCCCCGGCATGTCGGTGTAACGCATTTCAAGCGGTCCGACTATCGCGCGCTCATCATCTGCGTAGAGGACTACCCCTCCTTCTGAGTCGCCTAAGGCGGTTGCCCTGTCCTGCGTTGAAACGTCGAATGACGGGGTCAGCAGGCGTTTATTGGTGAGTGATGCGTGCCGGCCGCCCTCGTCATCAGTGATCGCCAATATTTCGGTTTCAGTGGATTCCGCCGAAAAACTCCCGATTTGACCTTTTATGGTGGTAATCGCGAAAGTGTTGGCCTGCGATGCAGCCTCAATGGCAGTGACCACTTCGGACGACGGGTAGCTTTTCTTGAAGTCCGCCACGCCCCCTACGTTCTGATAAAGATCAACGTAGCCGGCAGCAGTGGCGCTGAGCACGCTGAAGAAACCCTCTAAGACTGTCCCGGCCAAGCCGGCTGCAGTCGTCAGGTAGATCATCGCTCCGCTCATTTGAGTCGACAGGTCGGCCAGTACCTTTGCGTTCGTAGGGCGCATGACGCCGCCGCCCACGTCCACGATCTTGATTTGATCGGACAGGAGCAGTTCGTTCGCTGCATCGATTGTTGCCGTCAGTCGGGCAAGATCAGTTGCTCCGCTCATATTTACTCCAGGCGAAAAAAAGCCCACTCAGCAGTGGGCTATAGAATTTTAAAAAGTGACCAGTGGATCGAGCAGCTACGTCGCGCCGGGCCAAGACTTGGTGTACCAGCGCTGCAGCAGGCTGCGTAGTCGAGAGTTCATGAGGCGGATATCCATACCAGCCAGAAAGTCGGTGAATTCAGCCTCATTCAGAATCGGCAGTTCGAACAGTTCAAGCGTTGCCGTATAGCGCCACAAGTCATCAGCAACGAATTCTGGCCCCTCATAGATATCAGTGAACCGGGCACGGGTCGGGGTCAGGCCAAGGGGGGTTTTGATCGGGCAGAGAAACCAGTCAGCCCAGCCAACCCCCCACTTGCACCAGCCTTCGAAGAGTTTTGCTTCATTGGCCGTAAACAACCAACTAACAGGCAAAATCGTTGGAACACTGAGGAATCTACGGCGCTGCATCGCTCTGCCGCTCGCCATTTGCGTTCGAACTATGGGGCTCACCGGCTTGAAGCCGTACCCCTCCCCCACGGGTAGCGGAAGATCATCAGGAAGTGAAAGCATGTCCGCAGTCCTTAAGTGGGGGCGAAATTGTTGTCGTCTGCGTAGACACGCACGTCGTAGTTCACAGCCTCAACATCCGCCGAGTAGTCGCCCGGTTGAATCGAGGTGATAAGCACCGGGTAACACCAGCGAGTTGCCTCACCGAACAGCAGGTGCGGCGGCTCAATTTCCCAGGAAAGGTCCGGACTGAAATCCAGCGCCGGGACAGTCAAGCGGAAGTCATCGACCCGCTTAGCCGACCAAGGCCCGCTGACGGTACCGTCTGGACGACGAAGTCCGACCACATGGGATGCGCCATCTTTCCAGGTCAGCGGCTCGGAGCTTTCCAGAAGTACCAATCCGTTGCCGGCAGTGAGCCCCACCAGCACTGCACTTTGCCCGTACCCAGGAATGTCGTCGGCCACGGCGCAATAGCTGAGGTAGCCACTGTTCAACGCCGAATACTCGGTTCCCCAGCTATAGCTTTTGTTTTGGTAAACCTGCGCGCGCCGCCGGCGCCGGCCAATGCGCCAGGCCTTGTCGCGGCTGGTCACTCCCTTCACAGTGATGGTCTGCACCGTTTGTTTGGCATCGCCAGGCAGGCTGCAGTCGACGACTTCTTCAGCGCGAGTAACGCCATCGATGTACTTGACCTCGACCCCATCGTAGTCGTCCGGCGCCGGCAACGTGAAATTGCGGCGCAGAGGGCCAGTCATGTTTTGCGGGGTGTACATCTGCTCGAGCACTGCCCGCGGCTCATCTCTGACTGGGGTGACGCGGCCGCGCTCGACGGTGAACTCTGCAAAGCCGGCAAGCAGCGCATCGTTCAGGCACTCTTTCACCGTGCTGTCGTCTTCAACCTTGTAATCAAAGTAGTCCTCACGCGGTACCCAGATCGCCCCGTAACGCGAAAATTCCTCTAGGTCGAGGTCGTTATCGGTACCGCCAGCCGACTTCATCACATAGTTCACCCAAGGAACGATGTCACGGGTGGCGACCGGGGCACTCCATTGCCCGTCTACGAGTACCGGCAGCTTGCGTGTACCGACTACAGACACCTGACCTTGCGACTGCGCGGACAACTTGTCACCACCTCGCACGTATAGCGCCATTACCGAGCAGCCCTCGTACCGAGTCGGCGCCTTGTCGATTCTCCCGCGCAACCCATACCACTGCACACGGTTGAACTTGAAGTTTTCCGGCGACTCTTCGCCGATCCGTCGCACCCTGACCTCAGGGCGAATGTATTCAGGAATGGTGATCCAGTCCGTATAGCCCTGCTGGTCCGGGCTCATCGCCTCGTAAGTAAAAGTACGACTGGTCCAAGCGCCGGCGGTGGCGATGTCGCGGTACTGAACCTCGACCTTCGCCCAATGCGAGCGGATATTGCCGTTTTTCTCGGTGTAGCGAACCAGGCCTTGGGGAAAGAAGAAGTCGAATTCGATACGCCGAACCACTTCACCGGGCGGGCAGGCCGCGAAAGGCCCAGCCCAATCTCCTTCGGTCGTCGAACCATCAAGCACAATGCGCGCGGTGTTGCTCTCGATGTCGTCGAAACCGATCCACTCCGCCTCCTCAGCGCCTGTATCGGTCAAACGAATAACGGAAATTGATGACGGGCCGTGCACATCAACCACTGCGTCAGCGGCCACCGAGCTAATCCGGTACCGAAGATCGCGATAGCCAATGCAGGACCAAAGAACACCAGTCTGAAGGCCGATAGCTGGGGCGCCGCCGTCGTACGCCAGTGTCATCCTGGCCGAGATAGCGTCCGCCGCTGCAACGGTTTTAACCCCGGTGACAAACTCCGGTGCCGAGCCAAAGAGCGGTTGGGTGTTGCCGTCCAGGCTCAATACCACACCACCGTAGGGCGAGGCTGATTCGGCAATGCGCAAAAAACTGCTGGAGGCGCTGGCCAAAAGTCCGGTGCTGGTCAACTGTGCATTCACAGCGGTGACCAGCCCTGCCAGGTTAGTTGTCGCCGTGTTCAAGGTGATGGTGTAGGTGCTCGATCCCCGGGTCACGGTGAAGGTCAGCGGCGTGACATCGAAGTCAAAACGAGCCGGGGCGACATTACCCGTGACCCTCGACGCGCTGCCGGTTACCGCTGGTACACCAGGAACATAGGGCGAATAGCTCGCCACTACATACTCACCGGCATTGGCCCCGGTGATCTCGATTTTCATCCCGACAAAAGGGTGGATCATCGGCACATGATCACCGCTAATCACCGTGGCGCTGCTATCCGCCGGTGCGGTAAAAACATAGGGATACATCACCTCGATGCGGGCGATCAGGCCAGAACTCCAGCCGATTGGGAACCAACCAGCGGACGCGGGTACTGAGACCACATACTCACTGAACTGAACGGTAGGTACAGCGGGTTGCTGCTCGATGTTTGTCGTTGTGGTCAGCGTCAACCCGGCGCTACCGGTCGAAGTCGAGCCGACCTCATCCGAGCTGTGCCACCACAGTCGAGCCGCCTCAGCCGCCACCGATTCACCGGGGCCATAAATGGTGTAACTGGCGGTGTTGCCCAGCGAGGCGATCGGCGTACTACCAATGCGGACTTGCCCGGGCGAAATTTCGAACTCCCCCACCCCGATGCACAACAGCATTTCCACCCACTGCACCTTGGGGTCATCGCCGAAGTAACACCGCGTCGGCGTCAGGTAGTCCGGGAAAATTTCGTTCTCGCCGGCGCACTCACGGATTACATCGCCCAGCTTGACCTGGTTGCCCGTGGTCTTCGCCAGATCGAGGCCCTTGCCACGGGCGTTGTTGGTCGAACTCGGCGTGACCAGCGGCTTCTGCGTAAGCATGATCACGCCGACGGCAACGATGGCCGCTACCACAGCCCAAGCTGCGATTTCCAATCCGGTGCCCTTGGGTTCGGGATAAATCCGGACCAGGTCGCCAGGATCGAATTCAACCTTTGCCCAGCTTGCCGGGTCAATAAACAACCCGTTGACTTCAAAGCTGATCGGCGGCGACTCGCGAACCTGGTAGCTGGGTACGTTGCTGATCAGCCAGCTCTCGATGGTCATGACCCGGTCGGTCACGTGCCGCTCCAGAGGCTCGCCCTCCAGTTTGCTCGGGTACAGTTCGATCACGGTGATAACTCACTGTCAGATATTGGTCTTGGAATTTGCGCAGCGGCTTGATCGTGGCGCCGGCCGACTTCATTTCCATACCATGAAGCCGGCCATCCGCCTCGACGATCACCGCGACGTGTATGCAGATCAGCCCGCGCCACACGCAGGCGATGGCCCCGGCTTCTGGCGCGCACCGCTCCATGGCGGCCGCGCCTTCGTTCACGGCCTTAGTGAACTCCTTGGGCATGGTGTTGCGCACATAACCCCAACTGGGGAGCAGCGGCAGCCCATACACCTCATGCCGAACGAGTCGGGCCAGCCCCCAGCAATCCAGCTGCGCAGGGCCTCGCCCGCCATCCTCGTAGGAAGCGTTCAGGTATTTCTCGAACATTTAGATGTACCTAAGGCAAGGCGCGAAGGCCAAGGTGTATTTGCGACGAGGCCATGCCAGATTGATCAGATCGAAGTAACCGGCCTGCAGCTGCACCGTGGAACCTTCCATGGAACCACCCAGTACCGTCATGCGATAGGGTGCTTCGGCGGGCGCCGTCAGGTCGGTCGAAATAAAGATGCGAAACACCATCCCGATTTTCGCCCTGGCCTCCAACGCCTGGTCGATCAATTGCTGCGCCAGGCCGGTGACGTTGTCGATGGCAAACGTCAGCGCTTGGCTGCCACTGTTGTCGCGTTTCGGTAACGCAACATCGATCCCCGCGGCAACGAACGTTCGGGTCAACCCCGCCTCGGTCTTGGCCGTGATGTCATCGAAGCCCTGACAGATGTACAGCGGCGCCGCCCATGGCGTGCAGAACAGCTCAAGCGTCGGGATGATCGCGGCCTTGCCACCCGACGCGTACAACGCTTCCAGCGCACTCATCGGCCAACCCTCCTGCTGGCATAGGTTGATTCATAAGTCTTGGCGATCTTGCCCTGTCCGGTCCGGAATCCGGCTGAGACATGGTCATCAACCGCCGCGATGATCACTTTGAGCTGGTCGCCATCCATACGCGTGCTCACCTTGTCATTGCCGTAATTGAGAACCTGGACATTGAGTTGCGGCGACGGGCCGGCGGATGCCGAGCCCGAGTCAGCACCCGGGCCGGGCTGGGCTGAAGTGATACCGACGAATCCGGCGCGGCCGTTGCTCATGGCTTCGAGCGTGCCAACGCCAATGCGCGCAGTGGCCTCGGCATCGAACACATACTCCCCCCGGTGAACTGGACCAGCGATCTCATCCCGGCGCCCATTGCCGGTGTAACCACCATCCATAAACCCAACACCGGACATGGCGGTCATGCCCACGGCCGAAGCCAGCGGAGCAGTTACCGTCAATGCCGAAGCCATGGCAGCTGGGGCAAGCGCAGGGCCAACAATCGGTATCGCTGCAGTTGACGCAAATGCAGCCAAGCCCGCTTGCAAAGAGGTCGCGGCGGCGTTAGCCCCCAAAACTCCCGCGGCGCTAGCCTGAGTGGTCTTACCCACCATCATTTGCACGCCCTGATAGATCAGCCATTGCGCCGCCATGTCGCTCAAGGCGTTAAGCATCGACCGGGCGAAGTTGCCCACCATATCGCCCAAAGCATCTTCGGCGTCCTGAGCACCGCTGGCGACATCAGAGAAGAACGTGCCCAGTTCGTTGGTCGCGCTGCCCAAAGCCCCTGTCGTGAAGTCAGCGGCGATCGCTGAATAGTTTTGAGCAGCATCGGCATAGTTTGCCCAGGCTTCATTGACGCCATTCATCCAGTTCGATTGGAACTCATCGACCTGCTGGTAATAAAGCTCCTGGGCAATGAGGCGTTCAGCCAACGCCTCTTCCAACGCGGTGGTTTCGTTGGCATAAAGATCGGCGCTGATTTGACCGGTGTTGTGCTGTTCCTCGAGGCTTGCCAAATCAGCAGCGTACTTTTGCTGCAGCGCTAGATCCGCGCGCATACGATCACGGGCTTTTTCACCCAGGCCAATTCCCGACAGCTCTTGATCGAACCCATCTTTCATTGTCTGGGAAGCGACAGCTTGAGCATTCTTGAAAGCCGTCAGCTTCAAGTCATCTTCATTGGCCTTTTTGAGCTTGTTCAGCGCGTCCAGCTCAGCGGCCATGCCCATGAGCCGCTCTTTCTGCGCCTCACTGAGTTTGCCGAGCTTGCCCTCCTGCAGCTCAAACGACAGCTTCATCACCTCCGTTGCGTCTTTCTGCTTGTTTCCGGTGGTGTTGATCAGTTCGATCTGGCGCTTGTAACCCTCCTCCGTCGACTCAAACGACTTCAGTTGCTGCTTGGCGGCGGACTCGGTGGCGCTGGTGTTGTTTTTTGCTGCCTTGGTTGCGGCATCATCCGCCGCTTTCTGGGCATCTTTGGCCGCCGCCGCTGAACGTATCGCGACGACCATGCCTTCCGTAAGGTCGGTGTTTTCCTCAATGAAGCGATTCGCAGCTGCCAGGCTGGTTTTGTCCTGAGCAGCACCGAGCTGCTTCTGCAGTTGTTCGAGATACGCTTGGCCGATACCAGCGGCTTTAGCTTTCGCCGCCGCGTTTTCGCGCTCTGCGCGCGTATTCTCGTCTGTCTCACCGGTCAGCGCTGCAAAGGTCGCTCGCTGCTTATCAAGCTCCGCAGACAGCTCAGTGACCGGGCCCTGGCTTTCCTCAATCGCTTGAGCCATCGACTCAGTGACACCAGGCATAACGCGGAGCTGGTCGGCGACTGCCTTCCAGTCGACGGTCATCCCGGCCGCCTGATCTTTGGAAGCTTTGCGCACCAGGTCCAGAGCGTTCTGCGCCTCTGCCGGCAGCGGCGCGAGCCCTGCCATCAGACCATCGGCACCGGCAGCGCCCATGTTCCGGAGATCATTCTCGAACTGGTCAGCGATAGCCCCCGACTTCTGCCCAAGGCGAGACTGCATGTCGTCGATTTCCGACTGCAACTGGCGAAGGGTGACCGACTGAGTGGCCCGATTCAGTGCTCCGAAGCGCTCGATCAGCTTATCAATGGGATCGGCGAGATCGCCGAGCTTTTCCTCCAGCACGCTGGTGTTGTCGCGCAGCATCAGAAATGCTGTGGCTGCGCCAAGGGCGAGCGTTGCAACACCGACTGGACCACCCAGAATCCCGAGCAGACTAACGCCAGCGCGGCTGACACCCTGCTGCGCAGCTGCAACTGCGTTGGTTGCCCGCGTTTCGACCAGCCGCGCTTCCGCAAGCTGCAACGACATCTGCGTCTGTACGGCTGTCCCCCGGGCAGCAATGGCTTCTTTCTCGGCTAGAAATACAGTGGTTTGGGCTTTCTGCTGTTCTGCCTGTGCAGCCAGAAAAACAGCGGTGGCCTGCGCCTTGCGTGCGACGACGTCTTGGTACGCAGATCGGGCCGCGAGCGCCGCAGAACCTACAGCACTGGCTCCGTATCGAGTTAAGGCGGCAATAGCAGCGACAACGGCGATGTCGGCCAGCGTCTCAAAGTTTTTGCTGAGCACTCCAATCCCGCTTGCAAGTACTCCAGTAAAGTCAGTCGTTTCATTGAGCCGGCCAACATAGACGGTGAAGGCGTTCGACAGATTCTGTACAGCATCGCGCACTGCCACGCTCAAGCTGTCCGCCAAGATACCATTCGCTACCGCGGACTTTTGCAGGCCCTCGGTTAGAACATCCAGACTGAGCTTGCCCTCGGCACCAAGACTGCGAATTTCCTCAGCCGACTTACCCGTAGCCTTGGCAATGGTGTCGACCACGCTGGGCATCGCCGCGAGAATCGACTGCCAACCATCGGCTTCAACCTTGCCGGTCTGCAGCGCCTGGGAGTATGCATCGATTGCAGAACTGGCCTTGTCAGCGGTTGCCGAGTTGGTCACCAGCAGGAAGCTGAAGCTGTCCATGACATCCAGCGCCTGGCCGGTGTTGTAGCCCATGGACTTCAGACTGTCCGACGTCCGAATGTACAGTTCCTGCGCTTCACTCAATGGACGATAGGTGCGCTGCGCCGTTTCCAGTAAGCGATCCTGCACTAGGTTGTATTCGCCGACGCTGCTGGTGGCCATGCCAATCCGGTCGGACATCTGCCCATACGAGTCAGCCGTCTCAATGATCTTGCCGATCGAGGCCGCGCCAACTGCCGTTGCCAGTGCTCCTTTGATAAACCCGGCGGCATCCTGAGCGCTTTCACCGGCACGATCGAAAGCGTCGTCGACACGCTCCAGGCTCTTGTCGATTTTGCCTGACGCTTGGGCCACGCTGGAATCAGCACGCGCCATTTCCTGGCGAAGCTGCGCGGTGGTCGCCTCGATGCGGATCAGCATCCCCTGAACGTCGGTGTCTGCCATGCTTTTCTCCGGGCATAAAAAAGCCCAGCATTTAGCCGGGCTTGATCAGATTCTGTTGCAACTATTGATACGGATTTCCTGTTTCAGTCGTGGTGTAACTCAGCACCTTGCCGGACGAATCAAGCACGACACTGAGCGCTTGGTTCTTATAGCTTGACCCAGCAAATCCGACCTTGGCGTATCCCCAGGACATTACTTGAGATCCGTCTGAGTTTCTGGCCACTGCGAGCGGAGTACCGAAGCTGCTCAGCAGCTCCTCTCGCGTCGTTTCACCCTGCTTGATCTGGTCAAGTTGAGCCTGAGTAACTGGCTTTCCGTAAGTACTGCAGGCAGACAACAGGCACGCTGCAACCAGAGTCAAAATTCTATTCATGTAATTGCCACCTCTCCTTTTGAGCGGCAAATGTACCAGAATCGCAACGGACGTCACCCCGCCCGCCTCCCCGTCAATACCTGCCGCAGCTTCGCGGCAACTGTTGAGGGCTTCGGTTTTTCCTTCTTCGCAGCAACCTTGCTACCGAACGGGTTAGTCATTTGTGCCCATTCGATACGGGCGTCCACCGCCAGAAATAACTCTGGTAGCGGCGTGTGCCAGGCGAGGTCGGGCGGCCATCCGAGCCAGCCTACGGCAATCGAATAGAGTCGATCGACATAGCTGCCGCCCTCGACAGCGTTTACCCCTTCCCCGCCGTCGCCTTTCCCGCGTCAGACCCCTTTGGGTTGTACAGCGCAACCAGGTAAGCATTGAGCTGCGTCGACACTTCAAGGACGCCTGTCTGCCAAACTTTCTCGGCGATGGCGTCGGCGGCCTTGCCGGTCATGCCAGCGCCTGCGGCAATGATGTTTGCACAGCCGATAACGCTGAGTGCATTCACGGCCTGGGACGCACCACGCAACCCGCCGAAGTGCGCCTCAATGCTGCGTACCGCTGCTAAGGTTGGCACCAACTCATAGTCCTCACCGTCCATCGTGACTGTGGTGGTACCGAACAAGGTTTTGCTCATGGATCAGTTCCTTGAAAGGGCTGGGGCCGAAGCCCCGCCGATTAAGTCGGGAGGATTTCGAGGATGTCGGAGTTGATGCCAACAGTGACGTTGCGGCGAACCACGTTGTCGGCGGCGCCGGCGGCGACGGTGTTGTTCATGACCTTGCCACGCATGTAGAACGTGGTCGGGAGAATGGCCGGGGTTGCATCAGGATCGCCGTCATTCAGGGTGACCTTGATGTTGTAGTCACCTTTGCTGCGATCCTTGTGGGCAACTTTAAGCTTGGCCTGGCCCAGGTCGCCGTTGTCCAGGCCCACGGTCAGCGTCAGGTCGCCCGCATCGGCGGTACCCTTGTATTTGCGAACACGACCATC